CACTTTGAAGAAAGTGATTTGAGGGTTGCCAGTTAAGTAAACATCTTGAGCGCCGTAAGCAACGAGTTGTAGTAAGCCTCCTCCCATTTGTTTTGATACCTTATACAAAGAAAAAAAAATTATAGAAACGCATTAGGATTTTTGGCGAAAAGGAAAAAGAAGGGTTCATTTATTTTTATTAAAGAATGAGTTATTTAATTGCTGTATGCTAGACCACCCATACCAGACATCACGCGTAGGACATTGTAGTTCACTGCATAGACACGGATCTTGCCAGCGAAGGCACCTAGACCAGTGTGGCCTAGATTTAGAACTGCAGAGTCAATACGAGAGAAGTTTAGAGTGCCTGAAGGTTGATGTTCTTCGGGTTTTAGGGCGAAGGAGTAGACGTTGATACCTTCGTTAGTGGGAATGTTGGTGTGGTGTTGGTAAGGTTGAACTAGGTTGAAGTAACCACCGGCGCGTTCAGCAAATCTATCATGTCCATTGAGTTGTAGTTTGGCACTGGTGATGAGGTTGTTACCAGAGCCTTCCACTTGGTTGTCAGAGTAGTTGAACCAGTCGTTAGAGCTGCTAACGTTAACATCGCGTTGCATGACCCAGACAAGTTCTTTGACGGGGTGGTTGAAGTTGAGTTTCACTTTGCTGCTAGTGCTGCTAGAAGTGGCAATTTCTTCACCGGTAAATTGGAGTTGTTCGATGAGGTATTCGTGGGATAGTTGAGCGAAGCGGCGGCGTTCATCGGTATCTAAGAAGATATAATCAACCCATAGAGAAGTGGAACCTAGAGAACCGGAAGATAAACCTAAGAAAACACCGCTAACATCATAAGCACCTAGTTGGGATAAGTTGCGGAATTCAAGGTTGACCTTAACTTCGTGATATTGTAATGCAATCAAGGGTAGAGCTAGACCGGGGTTGCGGCAGAACCAGAATTCTAGAGGCACATATAAAGTTTCTGCGGCAGTAGAACCACCAGAGTAAGATAGGGAAGCACCTACCATGCTACGGTAACCAGTACGTTTGCCGTAGTTTAAGGAGAGTTCGTTCCAGATGTACATCCAGTCACCATATTGTTTATCAATGCGTTGACCACCAATTTCGAGTTCAATATTGTTAATTAAAGCTAGACCCACATAGTCAGTATATTGTTTGCCAGAAGTTAGGGCAGGTAGAGTGACTTGTAGGTACATGCGGTGGATGAGATCACCGTTACGGCTGATTTGGCAAGTCACACGTTTGCCGAAGTCAGCAGTGCCATTGAAGGTTTGTTCAATGGCTTCCATGGAGAAGTTGGTATGGCGGCGATAAACCACTTTGAAGAAAGTGATTTGAGGGTTGCCAGTTAAGTAAACATCTTGAGCGCCGTAAGCAACGAGTTGTAGTAAGCCTCCTCCCATTTGTTTTGATACTATATACAAAGAAAAAAAATTATATCGAACGCATTTTTTGATTTAAACATACCTAAATTTCAAAAAATAACGTAGATGTTTAAAGAAAAGGTATCTAAAAAACGTCAAATATTAAATGATTCTTCTAAAAAAGACTCTTCCACATTAGATGAAAAGCATAAACAGATGATTTTAACAATTCAAGATAATCTTCATAACAAACAAGATTTACTTGTCTTACAGAATTCTTACGAAAAGGAAGTACAAGAATATAAAATAGAAATACAGATGTTATATACACAAAATTTACAAGATACAGATGCTTATATAATGGCATGGGATAGTAATATTTATTACTTAGACCAATTGAGATTTATTAAGCGAAAAATTAAGAATTTATCTGATGAAAAGAAAGAAATTGAATATTATGAAAACACGGGGTCTATATTATTTAATTATTATGAATTAATTCATCAACAAGAGACTACATTTCCGACTACAAATCCTACTACAAATACAATGTCTTCCTATCTTTTATCTTCTCAAAAAGTTCCGGCAAAAGGGAGAAGAAAGATGCTTCCTACCAATCAGAAAAATATTTTGGATGCTTTTAAAATGGGTGAACCATCTTCCTCTACAGAAGGGCATTCTTCTGAAATAGAAGTGAAAGAGGATATCATTAAAGATAAAATGACTTTGGTCAATGATTATTTACTTGCCATTGATCCAACTCATATGAAACAATTAAATGATTCTTTAACAAACCAATGTCAGCGTTGTCAAGTATCTATGAATTGTTTAATTCAAGAAGGAATGATGATTTGTCCAACATGTGGCTATCAAGAAATTTTATTGATAGAACAAAATCGTCCAATTTATCGACAATCCAATAAAGAAGCCTCTCATTATACATATAAACGTATAAATCACTTTAATGAATGGATAAGTCAAATTCAAGGGAAAGAAAGTACCGATATTCCAGAAGAGGTTTTTGAAAGGATTGTGAATGAAATCAAAAAAGAAAAAATTAAAGATTTATCAAAACTAACATATAATAAAATGCGAGAAATCTTAAAGAAACTTCATAGTAATAAATATTATGAACATATTTATTATATTATTTACCGATTAAATGGTATTCCAGCTCCTAATTTTTCACCTGAAATGGAAGATAAATTAAGAAATATGTTTAAAGAGATTCAATCTCCATTCTTAAAATATTGTCCATCCACACGTAAGAATTTCTTATCTTATAGCTATGTACTCTATAAATTTTGTCAATTATTAGATCGAGATGAGTATTTGAAATACTTTACATTATTAAAAAGTCGTGAGAAACTCCATCTTCAAGACCAAATCTGGAGAAAAATATGTCAAGAAGTCAATTGGGAATTTATCCAATCGATTTAAGAGTCATTTTTATATTGTTAAAAAATATGGATAGTATTAGAACGGATATTATCATTCAATTAAATAATTTATGCAGTAAATATCGTTATTTACAAGATTATTATAGTAAGAATGGTATTACAATTTTAAATGATTTAGAATCTATCATTACTAAATATCATGAAGAATATGAAATTGAGGATGTATGTAATACAAACTTTCAAACACAAGATATTGATCGAAATAAGATATATGCATTTATTTATCATATAAATGAAGCGCTAGGATTTTATGATTTTTTACAAATGTATCAACTTGACTATGTTAAGTATGAAGCCTTAAGACAAGAAGCATATGAATACTATTATCAATATGCAATAGATCATATGATACCATCTCAAGTAGACATAACCAAAATAGATTGGAAGCTTGTAAAAGCGTATAAAGAAAACAATCAACGAGTAATTACTCAATTTTTTAAACGAAAGTAAATTTATTTTTCACATAAAACGAATCAAAAAGAAAGAATGTTATATAATCTAAGCGCGCATAGGAAAGCCAACTAGGTTGAAGCCTAGACCTAGACCGGCACCTTGACGAGCGGAGGTGCTGATAGAGGGGGCAACAAGATCTAGAATGGAGAACATAGCGGCGGCAGTTAGACCTAGAAGTAGAACTTTGTCCCAAGATAAGGGTTTTTCGGGTAAGATGGCGGCGACAATACCGACAACTAGACCTTCAATAAGATATTTAACAATGCGAGTGAACATTTCTTGATAGTCGAAAGTGTATTCCATTTATGTTCTTATATTCTTATTAAAGAAAAAAATTACTTAAAAGAACATTTTTAAAAAAGATTAGAAACATGACTACAAATCAAACAATTGTATCCACCAAGGAAGTTGATTATTTAGATGAAGATAAAGCTCTTCGTGGACAAAATTATGTTTGTTTATCTTTTATTTCACCTGAAGAAATTCTCAAAAATAAAGATGTTTATTACTTTGAACGTTATCTAGAAAATTTTGCCAAACAAATGGATGAATTTTTATCCAATTTAATGGATAAATACAAAGAGGATGTTAGTTCGATAAAGCTCATTCGTGAAAATAACGAAAAGATTTTTAATGGTCGTGAATTACAAGAAGATTTCCTTTTCTTCAAACGTGTTCAATCAGAAACCATTGAAAAACAATTTCATGCAGAAAATAATTTCCAAACATCAGTTCGTGGTATTAAAGTACGTGGCGTGTTTGAAACACTCAAAGAAGCCCAAGTTCGTGCGGAAGTGCTTCGTCGTTCAGGAGATACCCGTTTTGATATTTTTGTAGGTCAAGTTGGTGTATGGTGTCCTTGGTCTCCAAATCCAGAAGATCTTCAAGACCAAGAATATGCGGAATCTCAACTTAATACATTAATGAAACAATACAAAGAAAATATGGAACTTCGTGATGAATTCTATGAAATGCGTAAAAAAGAAAAACTTGAAGATGCTCAACGTATTACAAAAGCGGCTCTTGAAAAGACGGATCCACTTACAATTCTTCGTAATGAAGAAGCAGCTTCTATGGAAGCCGCCACATCGCCTTCAGAAGAAACTCCTTTGAAAGCGGAATAAAACCGATCACATAAATAGAGAATGAAAGCCATTGCGGTGTTTCTATTATTTATTGGTATGTTTTTAGTTGTTCAAGGATATTATCAAGAATCCACAAAATGTCCGACTCCTAAGGTAGAAGTAAAATATATTCCTAGATCGCTTTATGAAGAACAACTAAGTGATAAACAAAAATTACAAGTACATTTCAAGAGTATGTTTGAAGATGTAACGCCTTGGTTGTTAATGCAACAGTAGGTTGGATGTTTTTCTAATAAAAATCATTTGTTTTTTTAGAGTATGATGGAAAACTTATATTTAGATTTAATGGCGCACATTCATACTTCAAAAGGAACATTGGATATATTGCAAAAAAAGTTAGATTTATGGAAAGATACACAATTACAAAATATGGTAACATATAATGAAAAAAGACAACATTATTTAAATACCATTGAAGTCCCTCGTAGAGAATTTGAGAAAGAATACGATCTGTTTTTAAAAACCCTTCAACATCAACGAGAATTATTTATGAAAAGTACACCCATTAAACGTCAAGCTTTATTAGATGTTTGGTTAAATACTTATAATGAAGGTGTACAAAATTTACAAGTCTTTGAAAAATCCATTATATACACTGCGAAAAGCTAGATTATTCTATTTGAATACAATAGTGTAGATATGGTTGGTTTTAAAATTCATTGGGGCGCTTTTTTCTTTGCACTTGCTCTTGGAATGTTATATGTTTATATTCGTGTACCGCTGCCAAAAATTGTAATTAAATATCCTACACCTGACAACGTAGGTAAAGTTGTTTATAAAGATGAAGTAGACAATTGTTATGTATATCAAGCAACAAAACAAGATAGCTGTCCTAAAAAATAAAATAAGCCAATGATCGTTTGCAAACTATATTAAATTTGCATATAGAGAGAAAGCTATAATTGATTTGTACATAATAAATTTTATCCGTTAAAAATAGAGTTAAATGGGTTTATTTACTAAAGTATCTTTAAATGACATCACAGATCGTCTATTTTATAAAGATAATGGACAAATATTTGTATCGATAATATTTGGTTTTGCATTAGCATTACTGTTCCAGAAAGTATGTAAAGATCGTAAATGTTTAATTATCACAGCCCCGGATACTAAAGAAATTACTTCTAATATTCATGAATTTGAAGGTGAATGTTATCATTATACGACAAAAGCAGTTCATTGTCCGGAAGATACATCCAAAGTGATAAAGAGCGTTTAAAATACATTATTTTTTATATTTGACAAAAAGTAATAAATGGCAACTTCTCATAGTACACCTATTACAAATATTCCAGTGATGGCAAATATTCAAGTTTCAGAAGAAACTCATGAAGATGACCCAGAGATTCAAGCTATCTTAAATGAAGTTCAAGTTCCTACAATACAAGCACCGGTTCATAGACCCATGATACAAAATATTCCATCTGTCTCTCCTATGATGTATATGAATGGACCTCCGCCAATGATTGAAACAAAATCTTCCTGGATTCAGATGGAATATGGAAAGCGAGCATTGGTGGCGGCGGTTGTAGCGGCGTTCCTCTTTTATCCCCGTACTTTCCAAATGATTTATGAAAAAATTCCTATATTAGCGAAATTTTCATCGTATGATATTCTTATTCGTACAGCTCTTTTAGCAATGGTACTTTATTTATTTATGCTCAAAGTACAAATTTAGAGTTCATCCATTGCGGTTTTTGAGTAACCTGGGAAAACATCTAATCCTTGGGCCCCATAGACTTCTTCACCATAAACACCTTCAATTCCTTTATAATCTTTTTCGTAAGCATCTTCTTCAATAATGATGTTTGTTTGGGCGTTTCGTAAATGTTCGGGAGTGACAAAGTTTAAGATATCTTCTTCTTCTTTGGTGCGATAGCCCCAAGGTAAGCGAATATTATACATTTTTACTATTAAAGTAACCATTGCAAGTGCTAAAATAAATCCGGCGACAGGATCCACGAAGAGCAAGATAAATAGAATCACAACAGATAATACATATAACCATTCTTTCTTTAGCAGAACAGATAAGAGTTTAAAGTCAAGAATAGCTATTAGTATAAGGATCAATAGAGCGAAGGCTCTTAAAAATTGAAGCATATCTTCTATAATACACATATAAAAAATGTCTCTTACAGGGAAAAGGTATTTATCGCATCGTGGATACGCCATTGAAAAACAAGGAAATGAAGCATTAGTCGAACAATTGAAAAAAGAACTAACTGTAAAACCACGTACCAATCCCATGATGTTTCAAGAAGAGGTAACTGCTTTTCCTGTTTATCGTGAAAATCAGCAAAAATTGTATCTTCCTAAAAATTTTGGATTGGATAGATTTGGTGTTCCAAATGTCCTTCAAATGGAAGATGGAGAAGATTGTCCTAACTTGATATTTAATGGAATCATTCGTCCCAATCAAGAAGAGCCTGTTCAAGCTTTTTTAGACGCCACTCATGATAATAAAAAGATGGGTGGAATATTATCACTGCCGTGTGGTATGGGAAAAACAGTAATTGCGTTACGTTTATCGTCACAATTTAAGAAGAAAACTCTTGTTGTTTGTCACACAGAGTTTTTGATGGATCAGTGGATTGAACGCATTGAACAATATTTGCCGACCGCCAGAACAGGTAAGATAAAACAAAAAATATGCCAAGTTGAAGGAAATGATATTGTGATTGCAAGTCTACAAAGTTTAGCGATGCGAGATTATGATTCTGCTATTTTTAAAGACTTTGGATTTGTTGTATTGGACGAATGTCATCATCTTGGTGCGGAAGTGTTTAGTCGATGCTTGCCAAAAATTACATGTAAAATAATGTTAGGTTTATCTGCGACACTGAAACGAAAAGATGGACTTTCAAAAGTATTTGAATGGTATCTTGGAAAGCCAGTATTTACAATTAAACGAAAAGATAGTGAAGTAAAAGTACTTGTTGAACGTTTTTATGATCCTCATCCAGAATATGGTCGAGAATTAAAATTATGGAATACAGGTAAACTAAATGTTGCACGAATGATCAATAAAATATGTGAGTTTCCACCTCGTAATCATCGAATCGTTCAAGTATTAAAGAAAGTTATTGAAATAGAGCCTAATCGTAAGGTATTGATTCTAAGCGAACGTCGAACTCATCTCCAAGATTTAGAATCATTACTTAGATTGGAACAGTTTGTTTCTATAGGTTATTACGTAGGAGGTATGTCAAAAAAACAATTAGATGAAGGAAGTTCACAAGATATTATCTTAGCAACTTTTCAACTTGCAAGTGAAGCAATGGATATTCCAAAGTTAAATACACTTATCTTAGGATCACCTGTTTCATCCATTGAACAACCTATCGGTCGCATTCAAAGAAAGAAAAAAGAAGAACGTGAATATATTCCATTGGTTATTGATATATTGGATGAGTTCTCGATTTTTGAAAGACAAGCAGCAAAACGGATTGCTTTTTATAAAAAGAATGAATATGAAATTGTAGATAAAGTTAAAGATCAAGAAAACCAACAAGAAAAAAGACGTTATACACTTATTAAAGACGATGATGAAGATCAATAACTCTTTTTAACACGAATATCAACTGCATTTCTCTTTTGTTTTTGAATCAATCTTGGATTATAAGCTTCATCATCTTCTCCTGGTTGAGAAACACCCATTGATTGTCGTTCTTGTTCAAGAGCCTGCATATCCCATAATTCAGGAGAACATACTTGGAAGTTTGGGTGATCTGTTGCTTTATACCAGTATACTTGATCTTCTAATTTATTACTTTGAACTTTATTATCAATAACAAGACATTCATAATTTTCAGTTGTTTGATCGAGAACACTATTAAAAGCATCAAAACTATGAAACATACCAGCATACTGTTGATAAATACGTTCACGTTGTTTAATTTGATTTTCACGTAAAATGAAAACATAATCTACATTAGCACGTAAATGGGGTGGAATACCTAAAGGATATTGCATAGTAATTAAGAAAAAAGTTTTTACATGACGTCCATTCATAAATAAGAAACGTATATTTGGATCACTCGGCCACGTTTTATCATATAAACAATCATCTAAAATTAGGAAAGCTCTTGGATCGAGATCACTGCGAGCATATTTTTTTTTTTCATTTGTAAATTGATCGGTAATCTTACTTTGACGATCTACAAACTTTTGAATGATTCCAGGTTCATATCCATCATAGATTAACATATTTGGAACAAAATTTTCAAAGAAGCGATTTGCACGTTCTGTAGGTGAAATAACTACACCTACAGGAAGATTACGAAAATGATACATAATATCTTTTACTAAGAAACTTTTACCTGTATTACGTTTTCCAATAAAAAGGATTACACTATCATCTTTTATATTACGTACATCAAATTTTTTTAACTCGAGTTTCATCTTGATAAAAATAAATAAATAAAATCGATATTTCTAAACGAATCTTTAAAAATCTGGAAGACCAACATAAATATCTTGATCGATTTTACTGAGATATGTTTTCTTTACATCTAATATTTCTCCACCGGATTGAGAGACATCATTTTCTTTCCAAAATAAATGGAATAAAATGGTTGTAATAATAACAGAAAAGAATAAGAGAATGGTCTTTGTACCGAATGACGAAGGAGGTATTTCTTGACGTTTTGTACGTTGGTCGTCTAGGTAATGAAGGATAAGATAGAAACAAATAGAGACCACTAAAATTATATAATACATCTTATTTTTCAATTATAAAAACATTCTATTTAAAAGAACGCATTCTTAGGTCGTGAATGTGTTCTTTTCTTATGACGAATTAATTCTTGAATATGAATCAATTTTTTTGGAGAAGATTGAGGGGCTTCTTGAATCACGGGAATAGATTCATCAGAAGAAGATGCATATTCTAAAGATTTACGAACAATCGGTGTTTCTTCATAAATGGTTTCATGTTCTGGTTCTAGTGGTGGTTCGATAAAAGAAACAGATTTAGTATCTTTATTATTCAATATATCTAATATCACAGGAAGTGTAGGTTGAGGACTTATTGGTTCTTCTTTAATTGGTTCTTCAAGTATAGCTACAATTTGTTTATTTTCTTCGATTGATTTAATTTCATTAATAATTTCTGTTTCTTCTTGTACTTCTTCGCTAGATTCAGATTCTTCTTCTGAAGTTTCTTTTTCATCTTCAATAGAGGATGATTCGTCGTGTTCTTCAGTGTTTTCTTTGATATCTTCATCATCTTCCTCAGACGATTCAGATAAATCATCACTACTTGCTTCTTCTTGTAGTTTTAATAATTCTGGTGAAGACATATATTGAACCATTAAATCAATAGGTAAAGTATCCCTAATAACACTGCGAATCTTACGACGAATAATTATTTCAAATTGATAGAGATGGTTTTGTTGTTCTACAGATTTTACTTGATGATAGAACAAATAGGGTCGTTTCCATATGTCTCTAGCAACATGAATTAATAAACGATGTAAAAATGTATCTGCATTAGGTACTTTAATTTGAATCTTATTACGATGTTCTTGGGGAAGACCAAGTAAGACGAGTTTTATAGATAATACATAAATTGTTTTTAAGAGTTCCACAAAGTACGTGCATTTTGTTTTTTCTAGGAAGTCTTCATAAAACTTTTCGACTCTTAATTGGTTCCAAGAAGGAATCTTTGCAATTTCTTTTTGAAAAGTTTTTAAGACGCCTTTGACGATACCTTCTTTTGATTGACATACATCTTGATAAAGAGATTGATAGTGACGATAAATGGGTTCATAAATAAGATCAAATAAATGATCTAGATATTCTTCTTTTTGTTCTCGAATCAATTTGATGGACTTGGACATATTATTAGCTATATAGAATATTTACTGCTCTCTTTAAACGAAGTTTTTTATAAAAATATAATATAGAAGATGTTTCCGTTTACATTTAGTACTGTTAAAAATACATTCTTTATTACCTATGTTTTGCTGCTTACGACCGGTTCTATTACTTTTATTGAAGCTTTAACAACTAAAAACCCGATTATACGTCATATATTAAACTTAGAGACTGTAGTATCCATTGTTGCAAGTTTTTTCTATTCTCAATTTGTAACTCTGTATGTAAACTCATCAGGTATTACAGAACAAACAATAAACTATGATGACCTTATAAAATCTCGTTATATTGATTGGTCTATTACAACACCTATTATGTTATTGGCACTTTGTCTCATACTCGCTAATAATAAAAATCGCACATTATCCTTCACGACATTCATGATAATCTTATTATTAGATTATGGTATGTTATGGACCGGTTATTTAGGCGAAATTAAAGCATTATCTAAGGACGTGGCATATGTGATAAGTACTATATTCTTCCTTGCATTATTTGGCTTCATTTACTTCCAATTTGTTGCTGGAGAAAAAGCTTACGATAATTATGTTCTATTTGGTATCTATTTCATCGTATGGTCATTCTATGGATTCAATTATTATTCAAGCAATATTAATAAGAATATTCACTACAATATTTTAGATCTTATTGCCAAATGTTTCATCGGTATCTTCTTATGGATTTACTTGGTTAAAGTTCTTGATTTTAGAGCTTCTCAACAAAAAATATTTTAAACAATTTTGATATTATTTTTAAATAGGGTTTACACTGAGATTGTAAGGATTATTTCTTAATTGGCTGAGAATATCAGGATCCAGACGGTCGACTTGTTCCACCAAGCAAGCGCCTTGGGGCGTCTTGGTAACTTCACATGAAGTAACTTCTTTAGCAGTAGGTTGGTAAATACGTGTTACATTGTGTTGTTCACGAGCAGCCATATAATCTTGAGTTAATTTCTTAATCTCCATATCAATACCATCCTTAGTGAGACCGACATAAGCACCGCCGGCACCTGGAGTATTACCACTCTTAATATTCATCATTTCACGTGTACCATCAATTTCAGCATTATAGTCGGCATCGTAGGACATTGGAGTATGTTGAGATACACTACCCATAACATAACCATATTGATTAATATTTGTAGAAGTAGTTTCACGATTGGTACGGCGAGAGATTTCTTCTGGATCATAAACAAATGCTTTATAAACATGTGAATTTACATTACGTGTAGTTTCAAATGATTTTAATGTTTCACGATTTGTTGTACGGGCATCATCTTCTGTTTGAACGGGAATACCATCTGGACCCTTTGCATTAAGAATGGTAGTATCATGAATTGTTGTTTCTTTAATAGTTGTACGTAAAGCATGTGTAATAGGATCATATGTGGTTGGTTTTTCAGGGATTTGAGCGTTCATATTACCAAATATACGTGGGGCGTCCACCAAGTATTCTTTGGGTGTGCGTTTAAGAATATCTGTAAACGGTGCCACAATAGCTTTAACAACAGCATTTAAATGACCTTTATAATCCACATGACTATCGACACGTGAAGTAGGTTTAACAATCAGTTCAGGACGTTCTGTTTCACGAATAACAGCACCAGTTGTATGGAGCCATTGATCTTTTGATTGTTTGTAGTAAGTATCGGGACGATTTTTAGAGAATGTACCTTCAAGACCACGTGTTCCACCGGTTTGCATTTTTTGAGGTCCTTGAAAAGGGAGTTCATAAGTACTCTTTGGACGTGATAAGGGACGTAGTTGATCGACATTTTTTTCAACAGCATAATCCAATGTACGAGTTTGTTGGAAACCGCCTTCACCAGCAGCGGTAAAACCTAGATTTAAACCTGGACCCACACGAACTTGTTCAATAGGAAAATCATTATTTCTTTTAATAGGAGATTCAATATGAGATACATAATAATCACTATTATCTTTCATACCACATACGTTTCCCATTTGTGGTGCGGGTTCAAAGAAGCATTGTGTTTCTTGTTTATGTTTAAATAAATATTCACCACGACCTGTAGAATTTTCTAAATAAGCACTGCTAGCGAATGGATCAGTATTTTGGGTAATATCTTTACGGAAAAAGGGTTGCATATTGTTGTGTTGAAAATTTTCAATTGGAATTTGGTTTCCATTTAGGGATTCTACATAATTTCCAGAAGGTTGTGTTGTTTTTTGTTCGGGTGAAATAGGTAAAAACATATCTGCATAAGCAGGTCGTGGAACGACGCCTGTTTCCATAGGTCGTTGAGATTTACTCCAATTATTAAGGGCGTTATCGAATTCTTCTTGACGAGTTTGGATATAATGAGTAGATTCATAGATATTTTTCATAGAAGGTAAATCAGCTTTTTGTGCGGCTTGATTTTGAATGGATTGAAAAGTATCGCGATCTTGCGATAAGGCATATCCTAAGCCTGATAAAGCAGCGCCGGCATAAGTTTCCATAATATATATCTCTATTATTCAACAAAGGATAAAAAAAGAAGGATTAAACACGATTTAATTAACAAGCATGAACTAAATATTCATGAGTAACAGTAATTGTACTATTTCCACGTTTAATTATTTGTGGTTTATCCAGTTTAACCTTGATAGCTGAATAAGTAAATTCTTTATGAGCGGATCCTTGTGTAGTTTCGCGAAGAGTGAATTTAAGTTGGCGTTTTTTACAAGATTTTAGAAGTGCACGGCCAGCTTTGCGGGCGGCTTGAGAAGGAATTTTACCTTTATAACGACCACCTTCCGCTTTATCGCATTTAGCAGTGCATTTACTAACTGTAAAAGAACGATTTGATTCAGTCATATTAGATTCTATTTTTTATAAAGAAAATAAATAGAATCTGTTACATGTTCTTGAGTTGTTCGCACGATCTCCATGAAACAGCATTTGGATTACCAGGAGCTGCTGCACCAAAATTTGCAGGAGGTTTCCAATCTTGAAAAGCACTTTCAAGGTTTATGGATGTTTGTGGAGGATGAATGGATGTTTCATCGACTAAATCGGGAATACATGGTTTATGGTTATCTTTTGACATTAAACGATTACTAACTAAATAATCAAAAGGTACTACCGCTTTCTCTTGAGGATCATAGCATAACCATTCCCAACGATTCCATCCAGTGCCACGTAAAGTGCATGGAGGATTCGATAGACGTGTAGCTTCCGTAGGTGCGGTGCAATCACGAGGATTTTGTTTTCCTTTAGCTACACAAGCATTTTTAGTAGCTGGAGTTGGTCTTCCTGGATAATATTGTTCGGCGGCACATAGAGTATTTTTATAGTTTAGACCACGTAATTCACTATTGACATCAATGGTAGAACCAAATTCACAAAATCCAGGTCCCCAATTTTGCCAACGAATAGAGGGATCGCTTGGAATATCACGGCCGCATTCATCGCCGTCATTCGCTGGGGTTCTTAGCATATACATACCTGGACCAATGGATCGCTTTAATTTTTCTTCATAGGCACAAGCATTAAAGCCAGAAGCTGTTGACATTATCCTTGATATATAATACTAAAAAAATAATAGAACGATTTTTATTAATAAATAATCGTTTTGTATGGAAAAATAATAATTATAAGATTAAATTTAATGGAATTTACCACCATATCCGCAACGATTTAAGAATTCTTTACGACGAACATAATCGCGTGTAGGTTCACCACCCCAAGTCCAGGTAGGAACAACATGATTAGGATCTTGAATATCCTTCATACATTCGACCAAAGGTGTAGGATTATAGAGTTGTTTTTCCATAAGAGCTTTTTTGCAAGGTATAAATATACCTTCGACTTGTTCGTTGTTAGTACCTTGTTGTACGGCAAGTTCTGCACCTGGATCAGATACACCAGGTTTTAGGTTAGGGCAACCTTGGAAAATACGTTCAAATAATTGAAGTTTGCAACGGTCATGAGTTAGGCCGGCTGGATTAATACGTAATTTTGAATCTTCATCTACTAAGCAATCATCAGTAAAACCATAACCTACTTTAGCACGTAAATTGGGATGATCGTATTGAAAGTTTGGAGAACGCATACTTGGAGCATCGCAATCGACAGGTAAATATTGGTAAGCAACCCAATTATAAGCATTTACATTTTGACCATCTCGAACAGAGCGAGCACAGTTATCAGTGGAATAGTTTTGAGAATCTAAAAAAATACGTTGTTTTGACGACATAAGGATTTCTCTATACCTTTAACAAAATATTATTTTTAGCGTAGAATGTAGCGATAATTGTTTTTACATTCTAATCCATTGCCTTCTTTACACGTTGCAGGTTCTCCATAAAGCCATTTTGCAAAGCCTCCTTGATCGTTAGGAATAGTAGTTGAAGGAGCTGTATAAAATTCACGTGCTGAAAAATCTTTTCCCCATATATCATTCACATCTTTAAAAACATTTTTTTTAAAGTTTGCTTCCACACGGTCTTTTACACTTTCAATATTACAAGCAGCTGGACGTTCTGCATTGTATTTAATATCTACAATACTTGGATTCATAAATGGATTATTAACAGTTGTTCGTGTACATAATTTATTATCTATAATATCAAGAGTTTTATTTTCTAAAAATTTTTCAGCTGTTGTACGATCTCTTTGTTCAAATTGATAAATCACATAAGATATAATAGCGGCAAGTATACCAATAAATAGATATTTGACATTCACCATAACCAATGATAATACAATTGATAAATAAAGGAAAAATCTTAATAGAGCATTTAATTTTTGTTCAAGACTCATTTCTTGACTCGGTAACATGATGTAAAAATTTTTAGAAGTTAATAAATTAGGTAAATCTTGATACCATATTTGTTCACTCATCTTCTACTACTTCGCTTTGATTATTATTTTCAGGTTGAGCTTTTTCACGGATTTTCTTCTTTAAGCGTTCCGACATTTGTTGTTTACGTGCAGTATGACGCATACGAGAACTCGCTGAACCTTTTTGTGCATTGGACATATTTTTACTTAAATTGGAAGGATTCATTCCCATTTTTTGAAGTTGTTGAAGCATGGATCCAATATTTCCTAAACCTCCCATATCACCAGTATTCATTCCAGGTATCATATTGGGTAATTTAGAAACAAGAGAAAGTGCGTCTTCTAAAAGTTTTTCTTGTTGAATTTCACCAGACGCAAGTTTAGACATCATCTTTGTACTCACCGAACTAACAAGTTTTCCAAAACCACTATCTGGATTCTGTAAAGAACCTAGAATATCTAAATTACCAGATTGAAGAGAATCTTGTAATTCATGAATATTTATATCACTCATAATTTCTTTTGCCAATCTACCGATAGAAGTACTTTCTAATTCTTTGAGTTCATCTTCTAATACAGAAGAGGTACGTTGTTTATATAACAGACGAATACTTAATATTTGCTTTATAATAATATCATTTTCAATCATCTTAATCTTTTCATCAAACTCAGGTATCATAAGATTTTTAAGAACATCCATTACTTTATCGACTGGTAAATCTGTCGCTCTGAATAGATTAAAAATTTTAAGATAATGATGAAGAGTATAAACATCTTTAAAAACTTCAAACACCATTTGTAATGTAATATCTTGATATAAGACAAGTGATTGGAATTCTTCTTTAAGTTCCATTTTTAATACTTCTTCAATATTTTCATAATCTGTCCAAAAAATATTTAAGCTATTTACTGTTTGAATATAGTCTTTTGAAAGTTTATCCATGTTTAAGTAATTTTTTTTAATTGCACGAAGCACATCTCGAGATGATTTACTGGTATCTTTTTTATCTTTTGCATCATTTTTAAGCTTTTTTAAAAAATCTATATAATATTGATTAAATACATAAATTCGTTGATCTTCCATATAGATTTATATAAAGAAAAGCATTAAAACCTTTAAATGAATAGTTATTGATATATTTTATTATTAAGATTTAATATGACTCTTAAATATTTCCAAATTATTGTACGATTATCCTCATTAAGATCTTTCCAACAGTATTTTAATTTTCCAAAAATATCCATCATACCTTGATCACCGCCTGTATATTCTTTATAATCCTTTTCCATAAAAAAAGTTTCGTCTTTTGTTTCAATTTTATCACAATAAGGAATTGCAACATATTCATTAAAAATACGACTTATAAAGTAAATATCAGTACTAATGGCTGATTCCACTGCAAATTTATAGAGTCGTAATTCTGAATCACGGGGAAATACATTTACTAATTCTCCAATCATATCGCAAAACATCTGGTTAAACTTCTGTAAATAATCCATTTAAAGTCGATTTAACACTCGGTTGATGCTGGAGGTAGTGTTGTATTGTTTAAATGATTTTGAATATCTAAAGCTCTTTCAGATTGCAAGACCGATAAATCTGGCATTTTTGGCTTACGATTAGATTTATCTTCTGTTATATAATCATCTTCTTTAGGCGTTTTAATTGTAATTTTTTCATCAATTGACGCCCAATTATATTGTTTATGTTGATCGTTTATATCCCCTGAAGCATCTTCAATATATGTAAAATAGTCACCAGAAGCATTATTTATAAATCCAAAAGCAATAGGATTATCATCTATCAATTTATCTGTTATTTGTCTTGATTCTGTATTAATTTTATTTTGTTCAATGGTAAATATAAATCCTTTATTTGGAAGTAGTAAGTAGTCAAATAATTGTTTCCCAATCAATACTTTTTTAGATGGCAGCATCATTAATGCAGGTACTACATGAACAACTGATGGTACTTTCATTCCTTTCGACAAAAGTTTTTCAATATTAATTAATTTAAAATATTTTTTTGCTTTATAGCGTTCCAATTGATCCATTAACATTTGTGAAGCATTACAATGATTACTATAAAATAAAATCATTCCTTTATAAAGTTAGCGATTTTCATTAGAACCATTTAGACGCAAAAAATGGGTTAAAAATTGAAGTAGATTTTAATATATATTCAAATATAGAATGAACTCCTTTCGCTTTACAAAAGTTATAAAGCCTCTCTCTAAGAAAGAACAAGAACACATTAAACTTGCAAATCGTTATGAATTTGAAATTCATGACATGGATCTCGCAATTGTAAATGGAATCCGTCGTGTTATTCTATCTGAGGTCCCAACACTTGGATTTATGGGAGAGAATGACGTAAGTATTCAAATCCATAAAAATACAGGTCCTCTTCATAATGAATTTATGACACATCGTATTGGTCTAATTCCAATGCATTTTACAGAAGAAGAAACAGAAGGATTTGTTGATAATGAATACCAATTTACTATTAATGTTAAAAATAATCAAGTTAATCTACTAAATGTAACTACATCAGATATGAAAGGAAAACGCAATGCAATAGAACTATCACCTATTGAACTCAAACGTATTTTCCCACTACATCCAATTAGTAAAATGCCTGTTTTGATTACACGTTTACGTCAGGGAGAAGAACTCTCTTTTACAGCTACAATTGTTAAATCAACTGCAAAAGTTCATGCTTCATTTTCACCTGTTTCTCTATGTAGTTTCTATTACATACAGAATGATGTACTCAATCAAGATGTAAAAGATATTCTTCAACGTGAACGTAATTATCATAAAAATGAATATGGAGATCCAACCGCACTTCTATTCTCAATTGAAACTGAAATTGGTCTAACACCTAAATATCTTGTTGCAAAAGCTCTTGAAATTCTACGAACAAAAACAGAGACGGTAGATCGAGAACTTGAAATTAATGGAACAGAAAAAGTATTATTTGAAAAGAATCCAGATATTGCGGATACTTACGATCTTCATATTCAATTTGAAGACGATACCTTTGGAAATCTATTTCAATCGCTTGTTTATAATGAATATATTCGTGCTAATAAAAAAATTCTAGATGATAAATTTACAATGTCTTATATTGGCTATTATGCTCCTCATCCACTTGATCCAAAAATTGTTATTCGTATGACACTTAAGAATGATGAAGCAATTTCAGCAACCCAAACAGAATTTAAATCAGCATTTAAAACATGCCTTCGATTGGTAAATCATACACTCAAGGATGTTTATGATGCTTGGATACGTTTTGATTGAATATTTCTCTTAGAAAACCAGTAGAGGATGTCATCCATTATTTATATTGATGAAGAATTACCAGAAATCACGATCCGTGAGGTTATTTCAACAGATGAACTCCTAAATGTCGCTGGTGATAAAATTGGTGTCAATATCCATTCTACAACTGATTTATTCGATCAAATCATGATTCTTTTACAAAAAATGAAAACCGAATCAGTTATCCCTCTTCGTCGTAAAGTAGAAGGATTCTTGCAAGTACATCAAATGCTTTTTGAACCGACTGTTACTGAGTTACCTCGTTCTATTGTACCAAAAGTTTCTATTCAACGAAAAGATGTATCTATCACAGATCCTTTCTTTGAACGATACGATCAAGCTATTAAAATTGGAAATTATGCATTACGCCGAGAAGCCCTAGATAAAGCTTTTTTAAATTTAGAATCTATTGATACTACACATCTACCTCAATGGTCTCCATCTGAACAAGCAAATCGTCCACATGAAATTGAATTGGAAACAGAAGATCGTTCTATTGTTTTACCTAAAGATAAATTACATGGAACAATAAAGAAACTTTATACATATAAAGGTGTTCATACTGATTCTAAAGCATTTCAACAATATAAATTGAATGATAAAATTTCTTCTAATAGAAAACCTTGGCAAGAACATACGGTAACAAATTCAACATATGAAGAACAAGTAAAATCATTGATTCATCCTCCTTTAAACGATTCTTTAAAAGAATACACTGATATGATGGATTTATATGGATTATGGAAACATTTTATAATGTATGGAATTGATTTAGATACATATAATGAACAAGAATGGAAACAACTAATAGAACATTTAGAGACCCTCAAACAAAAAGATAAAGATGTTTTTGAATTTCTAAAACCTCTAGAATATACTCCTAAAGCACTTGAAATTAGAGAAGTTGGAGGTTATACCTTTTATTTAGTTCAACAAGATATAGTACGTCGTATTTTACCTATTGTTAGTCAATTACAAACACGCTTATTAGAACTCTATCAAATATTTTTAGATGTTACACCAATGGTTAAAATAGATTTAAATCATCTACCAAAAACAGCTTATGAATTATTATCAAATATTGCAGAACAAAAATTAGATCTCTCTCAAACTGTGGATCTTCTTAAAATAGCAGTGTTAAGTCAACGATTAAAAGATTTGGGTACTTGGATGCAAACCGTTCAAAAATGGAATATTGATGAAACACTTATTGATAAACAAGTTACTTCATATCAAAAGACATTAAGCTCTATTAAAAATGAACCTCATATTCCCTTTTTATCTTTAACTGCAGAACTTAAAGATATTAAAAGAGGATCGCTTATTTCATATGAAGTAGATGAGAGAGAACGCCGCTCAGATCAAGCACTTGAAGTTTCTATGGAAGAAATGTTGCTTGAAAAAGAAGATCCAGATGAAATTGTTTTACCTGTCTATGAAGATGCGTTACCGATGGATTTAACCGCATTGGATGAAAGTCAAAAAGAAATTCAAGAACCTGCTCTACGAATGATTATTGAATTACAAACTGCATCTGGATTGCCTCTTGATATAGATAAAACTTATCAACAATTATCTCCTATATTGCGTTTATCTAATATATCAAAGTTAAAAGCTTTGTTACCTGGATTAAATGATAATATATATACAGCATTAAATGAACCAGATTGGGAATCTATGGATGCTATGATTGAAGCAACCGTTCCTCCTACAATGTATCAAACAACCAAACAAGCATTACTTCAAGTTCAAAAAGAATTTATTGAAGAAATAGCCCAATTTTATAATGCTTTTATTACTTTATGGATTTGTGATTTACAACAACGTGTATTAAACCGAACTTTTCATTTTGATATATGGAGAGGCTCTCTCAATTGTATCCAAGTATGGTCTCCATATGGTATACCAATGGAAGGTCTTAAAATTAAGAAAGAAGGTATAGTGAATTATTTATTATGTATCATTCATGATTTAACACTGACTGAAGGAACATATTGGAATCGTTTTGCACTTAAACAATTACGAGACGATATATTAGCAAAATGGATAGAACGGTTTGAAACAGATTTACAAACTGTTGTAGCAGTTCTTCAAACTCAATTTAAATCTTTCGAGAAAGAAGTCGTAAATCGTGGTTTATTAGAAAAGGGTGAAGATATAAAAAAGAAAATCATTGAGACGGTAGAGCAAAGACAAAAGAATCGTTATTTATTGGATTATATGCAATTTTTGAAAAATTTACCATCTGTACTAATTCAGTCTAGTATTGCCAAAAAAATTCATCTAGGTTGTTGCTTACAAGCTCTCAATGATCGTTATCGTTCTGATTATGATTGGGCTCATATGGTAAAAGAAGCATATCGTATAAAAAAACTATATGCAACTCAACGATTTGGTACAGATGAACGTCCTATATTAACAAAAATTTTACAAACATATACACCTCAAGAAATATTAAAATTGACTAAACCTGATGATACAACAATCTTATATGATAAACTAGAACCAGTTCAAGTTTCTAGTATGTATGAAAAAATAAAACCATTTATACCTGTTTCAGATTATAATATACTTCAATCTGGTCTTAGAAATATTATTCCATTGATTGAAAAATATATACGTAGTTATGAATATACCTTAAAAATTTCTTCTAAATTGGAAGAGCTATTAAATAACTTTACAATGAATGATTTGCTTCAAATGCATCGTAAAATCGTTCAAATTCAATATCTTTTAATAAAAACTTTGGTATTTAGCAAAGAAGATACAAATTATTTATTTGAAACTTTTGATGCATTGCAACCTCTTCACTATGAGATTTATGCAATTTCTGGATATTTTAAAGAAGTCCAAGAGCAAAATTTAAGACGACTCCTTCAATATTTTATAGCACGACAAATATGCTTTCCAACCAATCCTGAATTTTCTCAAGGAAATGTATTGATTCTTAAAAATATAACAGTTTCAGCAGATTTACTAAAGACTTTTTTAGGAAACTTCCATAAAGAATTGGAAGTTTGGTTACAACAGAAACAATTCAATCGTCAAGTCGATTTTGCTGAATATTTGGCAAAAGAACGTGAACAAGAGAACTTGCAAAAATTAAGAATTATTGATCAAATGAATCCAGAAGAACGTCGGTTGTATGTTGATGCGAAAAAATTAGGTATTGATGAATTACGTGAATACTTAGAACGATATAAGGAAAAACAAGAAAATATAGAATGGTACGAAGAAAATCATGATCCTATTGAAAGAGATGGTGAAGAAGAGACCTATCCTAAAGATGGAGAAAATGCAGATCAACAAGATTTAGATAAGTTTTATGATGATAATGATTATTGAAGATAAAGAGGTGTTGTGCGAATAGTATCAACACCGGCTTTTTCCATATCTCTTAATTGAGCAGCAGTATATTCCGGTTGTTCTACAGTTTGAATATAGTTACTATATTTAGCTCCTGTAAACTCTGCAGCAGATAAATCAACATTGGTATTATTTATATCATTACCAACCACAGGGAATAAAGCAATTTGATCTTCAAAAATTACGCCTTTGACCCAAATATCTAACACATTAATGGTCCAACCTTTATTTTTTTGAACATGAGAAACGGAACGAACATGTTTTCCATGGTATTTACCATCGCGATAAAGGATAAAATCAATAGTAAGTAAATAATCATTTGGAATGGTCTTATGAATTTGATAAGAAATTAAACGATCATGAACTATTTGAATAGGGTTAACTACTTGTACGGAACCATCGGGTAAATCAAAGTGACTTGAACTCTTAATGTTTTGATCAATATAGCTAACTGTTAATTTATAAGCATCTTCAATAGATACTGGTAACGTACGATTGAGTGGTTGTTCTTCGGTATAATCTTGAGTAGGGATGCATTTTTTCATTAATTTAAAAGTTTTTTTAAGAGCATCGGTATAAGCATTGTTTTCAAGTTCATAATTATATGCCTTTTTATAACGCAAATTGAGTTGATTGGTTAAAACAGAATGAATAGGATGACGGTCACGAATATCTGGACTCATATTCGCATATTGAATTGTTGTATTGTATCCAGGATAATCTTCTTCAAATGCTTCATAATATTTGGATTTTAAATAAAAACCGATAAAGGCCACCACAAATAAAAAGAGCAGGGCATAATTCCAGTATTTATAGAACATCTATATCTCTATACATACTTGCTAAATAAAATCAATATCTCTTGAAATTTGTTTATGAGAGTTGGATGGTCGTTGGGAGTTTATATTTATCTCTATTTTCGGTATCGTTTTTAAAAACATAATCAGGTGATTTTAAATGAGTATATTCTTTTTTAGGATATTTCTTTTGTAACTCCACTAAATGAACTTGTTCTTTACAACAATTTGGATCAGTTGGATTTCTACATTGATAACAGAAAGGAGTATATTCTGCAAGATCACTGTATTTTGTATAACTCATACGTAATACACCTACTGGAAATTCACATATACCTGTAGATAGACATTTTCCATATTCATTAGGATAATTTTTATTCGCTTGATAAAAAGGACAATCTTTATTTTTTTTGCATGGTTTATCCCAAACAGTTGGATGTGTTTTAGGCTCTCCAAATACATCATATGGAGAATCACATAATCTTCTTGAAATAAGACGTTCATTATCACCAACACAAGAATAATCTTCTGTATCTTCTCTTGCTAAACGTGTTATAAATGATTCATTAATTTGTTTAGATGGAAACATTACACGATAAAGACGTGTTCCAAATAATTGAACGGTTGAAGTATCTATTTGAATTGTATGATTAATTCCAAAAATAGAGTCTACTGTGACTCTTTCTAAGAAAAGTTCAGGATATGTAATACGTGTTCTTTCTAAGTCAAAATCATTTATATTAAGTAATACTAAATTCTGCGAAGCTAGTAATTCTGCAAATATAGATCCAGGAATAACATAAGCAACCAATACATCCAATTGATTAAAGAGTAAATCTAATTGTTTAAGATATTCTAATCCAATATATTCTAATTTTGCTCGTGTACGATATCCATATAGGATTGAACGAATCATATTTTCTTCAATACGATCTAAATATCCTATTTTCTTTCCAGTCCAATCAAATCCACATTGAAAATCATCTTTTTTTTTTGGATGTGTAAAGATACAAAAATAGCCTTTCTGAAGTGCACTCTTTTTAGCTTTCGGTAAGTAAGAAGCAATATCCACTGAGTCTAGAATAAGTTCATTTGAATTTTTATAGAGGTCAATGGATTGTTGACGACCGAGTTGTGTAAGAACATAATTCCACCCAGATGCTGGAAAAGTAATTAAATTTGCGTCTGTGATAGAACCTTCATAATTGAGTCGTTGTGTCGTTAAAATATTTTTCTTAGATTGAAACGCTTCTCTTGATAGGTAAATGCTTCCAAAAAATATACATATTAATAAAATTAATATAAAAAAGATTTGTTTATTTAAATTCATAATCAATAAGAGCCTCTTACTTTTGATAAAGAGAATTTACGTATGTTTTGATTTTAGAGATTCTTCTTGAAGTATATGAAAATCTGTTCGTAGATAGTTTAGATAATCTTCTGCAGATTTAATCTTATCTACTGTATTTTGAGTCCATACAATAATAAGCGCTCTTAGTTTTTGAATAATTTGTTCAATGGGATAAACGTTAATTGCTTTTTTAAGTGCTTCATGGCGTACTTCAAAGGAACCACAAAGATAATATCCATAATCAGAAAGATGTACTTTTGATTTTCTTAGAAAATTAATAGCGTCTTTTACACTCATGGGTTCGGTATTTTTTATAGAAGAAGACAATGTTGATTGATTGGAATCTTTTACTTGTTGATGATAGAATTCCATCATATTTGATTTAATTTGACATTGAACCGCATTAAGTTCATCTTGAGATTGTTTTACTTTTATGAGAGATTGTTGGATATTTTCTTCGACGTTTATAAAATGTTCTTGTATACGATTCACTGAAAGAAGAGATTCTTGCATACGAGAATATAGATCCATATTATTCATTTCTACTAAATAATAATTAAGTGTTTAATTCATTTTTTATTCTATCTAGCTAATAAGAGATATGTTTGTGAATCGTTGGCAAGTTGCTATTTTAATGTATATTATCTTAGTAGGATTAATACTAATTGTTAAACCTGCAATGATGTTTACAGCAGATGGACGTGTGAAATATTGGAGTTCTCAAAATACAGAAGAATCCAGTGCTTTTTCACCTATGATTGTTTTCCCTATTTTAGCGGTTTTATGTTATTATTTAGGAGTATGGCTAGAAGTCTTATCAACGAATTAATGGAACAACTATTTACCATAAAAAAATTAGAAGACATTATTGGTAATTATTTACCTATACAATTTGTTAAAAAATTTATTGAAAATATACAAAATCAAGATAAATTGATTGTAATTGGACCCTCTGGAGTAGGTAAAACAAAATGCATTGAATTAGTATGTGAATTATATGGATATGAAGTATGTAAAATAGATAGTGATAATTGTGAAGATTCTAAAGTATTTATAGATCGTCTTGAAAAACTGCATCAATGGAAAACTATTTTGCAAACCTTTCAAAATACTCATAAAAAACGTATTTTAATATTGGATGAAATGGAATCATTGATTCAAATGGACAGAAATATACCTTCTTATTTGATAAAATTTTGGAATCGTACTGAAACACATATGCCTTGTATTATTATAGGACAGTATCAAGCTGAAAAAAAAATTGGTGAATTGAAAAAAATGTGTCAAATAATTCATTTTTCACGAATTCAAGAAAAAGATATGTTTCTTTACCTAAAAGATCGTATCCCTAAAGGAAAAATAAAACTTGCTGATTTAATGAAAACCGTTGAAGTTGCCAATGGAAGTATATATTCAGCAATTCAATCTATTTTAGAATACGAACATCATTTTGTAAAAAAGAAAAATAATAAAAAACATTCAATGATAATAAATAATGGACAAGATGATATATTAAAGATGGAATATATATTTAGTTATCTTAATCACGAAGCAATAGATCAAGTACTTCATGAAGATTTATGGATCCATCCTCTTAAAGTATTAGAAAACTCTTCAAAAGTATATACGACTGAACAATATGCATCTTTTATTCCAAAATATTTAATATTTGAAGAATGGATGTATATTCAAAATCAAAATGAAGATCTTCCAGCAGGTTATTTAACAGAGTTGATTTATCAATATAATCAACAATTATATGACTATAAAAAAAAATCTATAGGTGCAATAGAAATGGATTTTACAAAATTATTAAGTTATATATCAACTCAAAAAAAATTACATCGCTCCATATATAATAAATGTAATAAAGATCTTCCTATTCATGAGATTGGATATTATTGGATTCATACTTATTTACAGCATAATAAAAAGTCTAAATAATATATTTTTTCTATTCTTACATTAATAGGACCTTATGGCTGAACAATCCAATACAATGAATCCCCCTCCATATTTTCCACAAGTTTCAGGAATAGTAGATAAAACATCTACCGTTGCAGAAAAAGTATCTCAAACAGTTACAGGTACTGTTTCTTCAAGTATTCAATCTATAAAAGAATTTAGTGGTAATTATGGTGTCACTATATTTGTTGCTATTTTACTTGCGATTATAATTTTATTTATTGCCTATATATTGTATAATTATATTTCTGGTATAATTGCTAATAAAATTTTATGGATTGTACCGGAGTCTAAAGTTCCTATTATAGGAACAAATTATAATAGTTTATCTGGAGATGGTATTCCTACACAACTTAATGGTCGTCGTATGACATTTATGTTCTGGATTTATATTCATGACTTAAATAGAAATGCAGGCTCTTATCGTCATATATTGCACCGTGGTGATCAAACCATTGAAGGAGCTTCTCCTCTTGTGATGATGGATAAAACGCTCAATAAACTCTATATTCGTTTTGCTGGGTCAAAAGAAGCTCAATTAGGTAGCTGGGATGATATCATTTTAAACGCCAAGAAACAAATTGCAGTACCTAATGGTTGCACAGGTTCATGCACTTCCGCAGAACAAAACAGTATAAATGAAATTACAGATGGAGATGCTATATTATATGATTTAGCCACACATGGTATATCTGTTGACTATGTTCCTCTACAACGATGGGTACAAATTACGGTAGTTATAAATGAAAGTATCAATCAAGGCTCTATGTCACTATTTATGGATGGAGAACTTGTGAAAACACATTCATCATCTGAATATTATACAACAACAACAGGAACCCGTATATATTACAATTTCCAAAATCTAAACATTGAAAAGAAAGGAGATATCTGGATTGGTGGTGATGCAACGAATTCAAGTGCTGGAATTGGTTTCTCTGGCCTGATTGGCAAGGTTATTTTTACCAATTATGATATGAATACAAGGGAAGTTTACAAGAATTACTTAACAGGACCCATTGACAATCTAACAAGTAAACTAGGATTACCTGCTTATGGAGTACGTTCTCCCATTTATCGTATTGGTTAAATAAACTTTATCAACTTGTTTTTCCAAAGGATTTATACAAATAATATTCAATAATTTGACGATTAGGAAAATCATATGTAATATATTCATAGCCATATACGTCCAAACGATCACTATATTTTAATACATTGTTTACAATAATTAAATTAAAAAAATGGAGTAGTCCTAATATTTCTAATTGTTCTGATAGAATAGAATCGACTGATAATGGTTGTAAACTAATACTACGTATTGAAGAATTACAATTATCTTCATTCATAATTCTATCCATCATTTTATTCTGTTTTTGCTGAACTTCAATATATTCTTTAAATTTATTGGCGTGTGATTTTTCAATAAACAATAATAAAGCTGTTTTTGTACAAGATATATCGTAATTTTTCAAAAGTATATCACGATGAATACCATAATAAGTACCACGACTTTGAAGCGTATATAGTTTATAATGATGTTGATGAATATATTTAGGCTTGTCTGCCTGAATTTTATATTTGATCATCATTCTTTACTTTTTATATTGTTTTTTCTTTTTATATACTAAGTGTGAAGATGATATTTCAAGTGATATTTGCAATTTCTTTGGTTATCTTACTCTTTATTATTGGATTTTCAATCTATAATATGGAGTTATTAAACGCAATTCGTTCCAGTGGAGTCATCAAAAGTAAAGTAGAAATTTTCAAAGGAGTTAAAGATTTTAAACAAGTCACTGGAGAAATGTATAATACACAAGATAAAAATAGTGCTTCTTATCGTGAAATTATACCTTCTTATAATCAACAAGCAGGTGCTGAATATAGCTATAATTTCTGGTTATATATTGATAAATCTCAATATGCTAATTGTAAAAATTCAACAAGTAATAAAGCAGATCCTGGTTTTACTACAGATTCTCTTGCAGATAAAAATCAAACAATCCTCTTCATGAAAGGTGTTCCAAAATATACTTCCTATGAAAATATATGTACAGTTGAAAAAAAAGATATAATGATAAAGAGTCCTCTTGTTAAACTTGAGCAATGTGGTAATAACTTAACCGTTGAATTTAATACCATGCAAAGTACAGATGCAATTAATGAAAATTCACCCAATACATGTAGTACAAATGGTTCATGGAAAGACGCAAATAGTCATAAAATAACTCTTTCAGGTCTAACTTTAGGAGATCCTGGTCAACGTTTTGATCGTAAATGGAATATGTTTTCAGTTATTATTCAAGATACTTTCCCAACTGATCCTTATCCCATTCGCAATAAAGTACGTTGTCGTATTTATGTAAATGGACTTCTAGAACTTGATCGTTATGTAGATGGTAAATTAAGTACAGCCGAACAAAATGATAAAACACCAACCGTTCTAAAATTCAATAAAGGGCATCTCTATATTAATCCTGAAATATCCATTGCTGTACCACGTGCAGGTAAGGATCCTTTAACTTTAACAACATATCGTCCAGTGGAAGATTATAAACTTATGATGGCGGACTTAAATTACTTTAACTATGCATTATCTCCAGGAGAATTAGATGAACTATTCAATAATGGTTTTGAGAAATCCTTTGCCCCAACGGCAGGTGGAGATAATCTTGATACAACATACTTTACAATTGCAGAAAAACCAACTAAAAAACAGTTGATTTCGTAATTAATCGTATCTCATAAATACCAGATTTTTTAGATGTATACAGTTTGCAATAGGGTTTAAAATGGGTCATTAAATAATCACAAGAAGCTTTTGAAGATTCAATACGAGAATAGGGTCTTGCTTGCATTCCTCCAGGTGTTTTATAATAATTTGTTTTTGGAACAATACGATTAAATCGTAATACTCCTTTATCTTGAACGAAATAACGTAAGGTACGTTCTACATCTTCTTTTTCTTCTAATTCAAGATATAATTCATTCATATGTTGATTAATACATCCCCAAAATACTCCTACACAAAAGCGTAAATTAGTTGTTATTTCAGGTAAATCTTTCATAAAAAAACCATTTTTTACAGGATAAATACCAAATATATGAAGATTATGTTTTCGTAAATTATTAAAGGCTATTTCGATGATTGAATGAAATTGTTGTTCAAGCATTTTATATAGAGGGTATCGCTTACAGGATTTTAGGTCTTCAATGCTTAGATCTTCTTCCATAAAATATAGATCTTCAATATCATCATCTAGTTGGATTAATTCACATCCTTCAGGAAAGTATAAACGAATATAATTTCGCATATGATGAAGTCCAAGGGGGCCTATTTCTAAATGAAGTCCTTGATGAACATAAATATCTAATGATGCCTCGTATGCTTTTTTATCATCTTCTACAATAAATACATATACATTCTGCATAGGAACTTGAAAACGGGAAAGCATGTCCAAAGTTTTAGAGGGGAGTAAGGAACTTCTTTGATAGGAGGGAATTGCAAATAAAGGCATTTTGTATGTAGCTATATTTTTCTAAGCTATTTATTCATTGGATATTTTAACGAATACTATTACTATTTTTAATCTTTAACAATTATTTTTTATAAAAGTTTTTAACAATCAAATATTCTATAGCTACATTAAAACAACTAAAAACCGCTAAATTCTCTCTAAACATCAGAGTCTGAAGATGAAATGAAAAGAGGGGGTCCTTTAGTTCTTTTTAGTTATCCAATTTATATTCCAAAATATTAATCAAATATTCTATAGCTACATTAAAACAACTAAAAACCGCTAAATTCTCTCTAAACATCAGAGTCTGAAGATGAAATGAAAAGAGGGGGTCCTTTATCCAAATTTAAACATTCATACATAAGTAGAGTAGTAATTATCATTATGGCTGGAGGTGTTATGCAACTCGTAGCCGTTGGTGCAATGGATCAATTTATTACAATTTCTCCAGAAATGAGTTTTTTTAAACAAGTTTATAAACGTCATACAAATTTTTCCATGGAAAGTGTTCGACAAACATTTGGATCTAAACCAACTTTAGATGCTGCAGGAAATATATTTACATGTCGTATAAATCGTGTTGCTGATTTATTAAGCGATATATATTTTAGTTTTAAATTACCTGATATCTATTCCTCTGATAAATTTCGTTTTCGTTGGATTGAAAACATAGCTCAATATATGATTTATAATTGTACTGTGCGTATTGATACTCAACAAATCGATCAAATTTGGGGAGAATGGATGGATATATGGAATGAACTTTCTTTAACAAATGATCAACGAGAAGGATATAATAAACTAACAGGAAATACTTACGAATTCAATAATCCACAATCCTTAAACTCTTATGTTGTCGTTGATAATAACAATATTACATATGCTTATTATCCAGAAGGTATATCATTACCTTCTATTCAAGGAAGACGTTTCTATATACCGATCCCTTTTTGGTTTACTAAAAATCCTGGACTTGCTTTACCACTCGTTGCCCTTCAATATCAAGCAATTGATGTTACATTTGAATTAAGATCAGTTGAAGATCTTTATCAAGTATACGATTCATCTCAAGGATTATATATAAGTCCAAGAGAATATCGTAATCGACATCCAGTTCAATCATTGCAACCATACAATAAAGATATAGATGATATTTCAGGTAGTTCAACAATTGGTCAATCAATTGAAACCGTCAGTATTCAGCGTTTTTTAGTACCAGTAGGCAATACTTATACAAATGTAAGTATGCCTATTGATATTGATGCTTATTTGGAATGTAATTTCATCTTTTTAGATGAAGCAGAGCGACGTTCAATAGCTTTAAATAGTCATGATTATTTAATTGAACGCATTTTTCGTATTGAAGATGGAGGTATTAAATCAACAAAAACAATAGATTTATTGATTCAAAATCCAACGAAAGAGATCATATGGATTTTACGTCGAGATGATATTTTAACAAAGTATAATGATTGGATAAATTATACGGATAGTATTACACGTGTTTCAAATAGTCCTATATTAAAGACTGCAAAAATGATATGGAATGGTATGGATCGTTTTGAAGATAAACCTCCTGAATATTTTAATTATGTCCAACCATATCGTTATCATACACGGTGTCCTAGAGAAGGTGTTTATGTTTATAGCTTTGCGCTATATCCAGAAAAAGTACATCCTTCTGGATCATTTAATGCTTCTACTGTGAATAAGATTCAGTTATATTTTTCTACACTTTCTCCTTCTAGTTATACATATGATGTCGTTGTTTATACACGCTACTATAATGTTTTTAGAGTGATGAGTGGTTCAGGTGGTATGGTTTTCGCAAATTAAAATCTGGGAAACAAATAGAAATGAATTTGATTGTATTAATAGTCGTTACTTTTTTATTATGGCTTGGATTTATGTTGTATAAAGCTTATAGCGGTATCATTGATGAACTCAAACAAGTACGAGAAAAATGTGTGACAACTGGATCGAGTCAATCAAAAGAAACGTTTAAAACATCCTTAAATGAAAAACCAATTGAAAATGAATTGGAAAAGATTCCAAGAAGTATGGTGAAAGGATTAAGCAACTTATTAAAAATAATGGCTTAAAGAAAGATCGTAGTTGGCTTAAAGTTTAGAATTCTTTTTAATATAGACTTGAAAAATGGGTCGTGTATCTGGAACTACTACCACGCGTAAACGAAAAACAACAAAAAAAGAAGAGGTTAATTTACCAATTGAAAATGACCATGTGATCATTCAATTGCCGATTCATACAGATAAGATAAAGAGTTTAATTGAAGAAGATCCTATATTAAATTTATCTTATTGTCCGGATATTATTGATCCAGAACCATATTGTCCTAATAATCAATTTATATCTTTGAATGATTCTTTACAAACTCATGATGTTAAAGATTCTTATAAAGAAATGATTAAAATGGAAGTGGAACAAAAGATTGAACATCATGTACATCAAAATTGTTGTTATTGGTGTTGTCATTGCGTAGGTGCAAAAGAATATGGAATGCCGATTAAATACGATACCTATTACAAGACGTTTACAACATTTGGTAATTTTTGTTCATTAGAGTGTGTTGCTGCTTATAATTGTTCAAATCATAATGGTAGTGATCGTATGTGGGAGATTCATAGCTGGATTCAAATGATTGCTCATAAAATTGGATTCGATACACCTATTCGTCCAGCGCCTTCGCGTTATCTTTTAAAGATGTTTAATGGACCATTTACAATTGAAGAATTTCGTAATACACATAAATCTAAATTAAAAACGTATATTATGAATATGCCTCCAATGATTCATATTTCATCTCAAATGGAAATACTTAATACCTCATTTATTGCACAAAAAAATTCAATTACAACTACTGAATCTGACAAAACAAAATTATCTCGTAAACGAGCGGTGGTCGATACACAAAAAACATTAGATTCAAAAATGAATTTAACTGTTAAAAAAATTCAAGCTTCAGAATCCACTTAAAGAAAAATTTGAATTAGTTTAATGTGATGTCCATCATCAACTATAACGATCATTCTGTATTGTTATTCAATATGACAACAGAAACAGTGATTTCTCCTTATCGTGTATCAACTATTACCTGCAATGGATCGATTCGTAAGCAAGATGAAATAGAATTTAAAGTTGATCTTACCAAATTGTATGATGGAATGAAAGTGATTGAAATGCATAGTGATGATATTGGATTTATTTATGTGATGGATCGAGATGGAAAAAATGAAAAAGGAATCTTTCCTCGTAAGAAGCGAAAAGATTCAAAAAAGAAAGAAGAAACAACTACATATCGTCGCTTTGATAATGCTATTTCAACATATTATAAGCTTCGTGATGGATATTTTCCAAGTGTTAAAATCTTTAAAAATGGTACTATTCAAATGACAGGAATTAAGAAAATTGAAGATGGTGAAGAAATTCATCAAAAAGTATTTGATACAATGAAGATTATTTATGAACAAGATTCAAGCATCTTTAGCAGTCCATTAATTTATGATAACAATACCTTTTATGTAAGAATGATTAATAGTGATTTCTCTGTATCTTATCACATTCGTCGCAAAGATTTACATCATCTACTTATTTCAAATCAATATCAAAATAGTTGTAGTTTTCAACCAGGCACATATCCTGGTGTAAAACTACAATATTTCTGGAATCCTGTAATAGGTCATAAGAATGGATGTTGTAATTGTAAAGAGGCAAAATGTTTTGGTAAAGGAAATGGCAATGGTCACGGCCAATGTAAAAAAGTAACAGTATCAATCTTTGAAAGTGGAAAGATTTTGATTACAGGTGCCACTAATTTTGAACAAATTAATGAAGCCTATGATTATATTTGTAATATTCTAAAAGAACATGCTTCCATTATTCGTAAGCATTACATTTAATTATGACATTTAAAGGTATATTTATCAGAAAAGGGTTGATGATTAGGAAATGTTTGAGTATTATTTCCAGGGCGAGTATAACCAGGAATGATATGAATTCCTTGGGGAGGAGGATTTGCACTTTTTAAATTTTCGGTTACAAGCACATGAGCTTCGGGTACAACAGGAATATTGCGCCATTCTGCACCAATCGGTGCTTCTTTACCTGAATATAATCCTCCATTAGGAAGACGGGATGGAATAGATATAGGAGCTTCAGGATCAATATAACTATAAGATAGAGACATACTCGCTTAAACATAAATAATATAAATATTTACTAGAATATATGGAAGAAGTATCTAGCAGTATTAAAAGAAAACGTTCTGAACCTGAAAATACAGAACAAATGTCTTCGGAAGAAATTATTGAAATAATTGAAAAAATAGATGATTATAAAGGTTCATCTAAAGATAAACAACGTTTCTTCCGTAAAATCTATCCTGATTTTGTAGAAAAATATCCAGTCTTATTCGAGATGAGTACACAAAATGATTTTGATATTAATCGTTTAAAATATATGCTCAGCTTAAGATCAAAAGTTGAACAATCAAAATTAAGTCAATATGATGCTTCTGCACATGTTGGTCAAATGCTATATGATTCTTATGTAAAGGATAAAATTATAGATACACCCCCAGATAAAAATATTTAAACAAATTCTTCTTCTTTTTTTCCTTTCTTAGGTATATTATCCAATTGAGTCGTATAGCTATAAAGAACTAGCACAATAACGACCACAGGTATAATTGAATAGAAAATTGCACGTACTAAACTCCAAGTTGTGCATCCACCTACAGTAAGGCAATCTGTATCATATATAATAAGTAAAAACATTAAAATGAATAAGATGATACTAAATAATCCACTCCATTGGAAGGCAGATTTTTTACTACTTTGAATGATTAAAGCAATAAATAATAATACGGTAATAATGGAATAAACAACGGCTAAAAATTGAGAGGGACCAGAAGAAATGAACATTTGTTATAATTTATATATAGAAAAAAAATGAAAGTTATTACTTAAACAATAGACTCATCTTTACAATAAGTTTTATTCTAAACCTTCCAAATGTCTTATCAAATCCTTTCTAAAGAACATCCTATGCTAACCGAACTCCTTTGTGAAGTCCAAGAAATTCACAATGGAACTGTTTCCAAAGCTGAAACCCTTATGAATGTACTTGTTAAAAAACATTATTGGCCTTATCTTCAAGTAAAGTATTTTTCAAGCCAAAGTTCCCTCATTCTACTCCATAATATTTATAAACAAGACCTACCTATTTCAAACAAAGAACTTTATGATGAATGCCGTAGCGTTGTACTTGATATGAATGCACCAGAAGAAAACCAAATTGTACTATCTCTATCTAAAAAGGTTCCAATTCGTATGAATGTGGAACAATTTGAAGAAGTACCTTATGAATCTATTAAGATGATGGAAGTTAGCTATGAAGGAACAATGGTATATGTGTATCATCATGAAGATCGCTGGTATATGAGCACTAGTACATGTCCATCTGTAGATCGTTCACGTTACTTTAATCCTCATAAGTCCCATGGACAAATGCTTGATGAAGCACTTCAAAAACTATTTCCAACAGTGGTTGTTTCAGAAGATTCTCGTTATGAAAAATCAAAACGACTACGAGCCAAGTTCTTTGAACAACTCGAACCCATGAAGAGTTATAGTTTTCTATTGGTTCATCACGAAAATGGTCATCTCATGAATTATACAGAATTGTTCGGAGAACAATATGCCGTCCTCTTTCATCTAAACACAAGGGATCGTATAACACAAGAAGATTCCAAAGAAGTTGTACTTACACTCAAAGAACTCGGCATCCGTTATACAGAGAAATTCCCTTCACGTCCAGTGGCTCTATATACACTACAAAATGTAACACCTCCTATGTATGCGATTATGGCACATACAGATACAGAACTCTATAAGGTAAGTACCAAAGAAATGCTTGAAAAAGAAGAAATTAATCTGGGACATCCTAATTCATGGATGAATCTACTATGGATTTATATGCAAAATAAGCCACATCTTCGTATGGAATATTATCTGGAGATGCATCCAGAACTAAAAGAAAAGATGGTGGTTCAAGATTCAAAAGGTACTTTTCTTGCACCACAGAAAGTAGTTGCAAAAGTAATGACGAGTATGAGGGATATTCTATTTAACTTCTATCGTGCAACGACCTATTATTATAAGAATACGAAAACATATCGTATGAACCGTGAATATGATCAACAACTGGCACCTATTCTACGATTCCATCTTGCTCAACTGCGCCATCTACAAATTACCTATCATACAGAAGAGCCTCTTACACGCCAAGCCGTCCATCATTATCTATGTCATCACCAAACAATTAAAAATATCCGCCTACTAATGGATGCATTTACAAATCAATCTATGACCCCAATGGATCAATATACAGCAGATAGCTTCTATATTCTCAATCAAGCACTAAAAAATAAACTCTAAATAAACCATTTACTTCGATTTCTTCTTATCTATAGTGGGTTTCTTCTTGGCTTTCACTTCTTTTTTACTTCATCTTTCTTTTTAGATTTACCTCCTTTCACAGGTTGAACTTTTGCTTTTTTTTCTTTGGATTTAGATTTTTTATTACCCCCCGCTGCAGCAGCCGCAGTAGTCATTGGAGTACTTAAAGTGACTGGTCTGGGAATATTTTGGTTTTGTAATGTTTTACTAAATGGCCTTTCCAAAACAGTTTGATTTGTTAT